TATTTTAGGAAGATGATTTTTCAAATTAATATTTCCATCGAAAATATTAACATTGTTGTAAGCTATCGGATTAATAACAACATTTAGATTTTTATATACAATAGTAAATTCACTTGTAAATTGAGAAGATCTAAGATAAAATTTAAATGTCTTTCCAATATTTGCTATTTCTATATTTATAGAAAAATTGAAACTGTAATGATGCCAAAGTGGGTCTTTCGTAGAATCGGTTTGATAATATTCATATTGATTTTCATTAATATCAAGGTTGATACCAAAAAAAATAAGAGCGAGGTTTCCAACTATATCAGGAACTTTTGCATCAAAAGTAACATTTATATTTAGTACAGCTTCTGCTTGAGCAGTATAAGTGCCTGTATTAAGATTAAAAACATTATCTTCATCAATTTCAGTATCTATTGTTTTTTCATTAATAACACTTGTTTTTACATAAAATTCATATCTGATTTTATCTAATGCATAGTTATTAAAGATAACAAGTTTTTGTAAATCAGCATCTTGAAATAAGTTTCCTTTTATATTATAATCTATAGAATTGAATATTTTTGATATTGTGGCAAACAAATAGAAATGCGGGACAAGACAATTGAAGTTTTGAAATCCGTTTAAATAATATTCATTTTTTAAATAATTATCAAAAATGTAATAATTCATAAAATTACGAAAAGTTATATTTTGTTCTTCGTCATAAAAATTATTAGCTCTTATCATTGGGAAACAAATATCAGCATCAGGATATTGTTTTAGTGATTCTGTTTTTGCCGTAGCAATGATAGTATCTGTATCATTTCCTATATTAATATCATTATAATCAATGTTTGTTATTAATTCATCTTTAAAATCTTTTGGAAACGGATATGTAGTAAACGAAACTTTATAACTTTCGGAGTTTGCAGATTTCACTATTAATAAACCAATTTGCGAAACTCCAGCTATCTCAAAAATAACATTTTCAAATAATCTTATTTTATTTTTAACTTCAACGAATCGCGAATAATTAAAAATATCATCGTTTGTTTTACATATAGGAATATTGAACCACTGAACTGTAGCATTTGGCAATACATCGTTAACAGTATCAGGGAATGTCAAAGTATATTTAATAGTAATATCTTTATTTAAAATCAGTTTTTTTCTTTTTATTATAATTTTAATCATCGAAACTGTATCTATATTGGAATGTAATATTTTGAAGTTGTTTTTCTTCGTTTCTTATTTGCACACTATCTGTAATAATTTCACATTTTACGTATTGTCGTTTACTTATATTTATTTCAAAAAAGTATTCAGAAGCTAATGCTGATGCGATTTGTTGTATTTCGTAATTTAATTTACTTCCTGTGTTTATTTCAAATTCTCGGAACGTTTTTTTTACAACAGTTTTATAAGCTCCTTCGTTTGCTTTATAATCAGCTGTTACATACCGTTTATAAATATTTCGTTCTGTTTTTATAATTTCTTTTTTATAACCAGATGTTTTAATTACTTCCCAAAAGCCAAAAGAGTTTTTAAACAAAAACTGTTTATCATAAATTAGTTTGTCTGATATATAAAAATTAATGATATCAGTATTTTTAGCATTAGTTGCTGGAAAATAAATATCAAATCTATAAACTTTTTTATTAGAATCTGATTTTAACAAAATATCTGCAACAAAAAAATCAATTTGATATAATGAGTTTTTTTCTAAAATAACTTTTAATGATTCATTATGTATATTAGAAGTTCCGTCTTCATAATAAAATTCTATAAAAAATTCGTTAAATGTTTTATTACCAGAAAAAAAAGTTAGTCTATTAAAAGCATTGTTAAATGTTTTTACTTTTTTTAACAGATTAAAGAACATACCACTTTCCAAGTTATAATCTGGATATTCATTAAAATTAATTTTACCGGGAAGAATTTTAATTTGATGAAAAGTCAGATGGCTATTTGTATTGTAATGCTGTTCCCAAAAGCCTATTTTATAAAAGTCAATAATAATATTTTGGAATATTGTTTCTGGAAAATTACCTTTATCAAAATGTATATTTAAGAATTTTCCAATTTCTATTTCAGAAATACCTTCTTCTGTTACATCTATTTTAAGATGATTTAAGATTTTATTTTCATATAATATAATACAATTGATATGATAATTCGATTTTGTAATTTTAGCTACTCCACTCTGTGTTACAAAGTTTACATTAAAATCATAACCTGTTCCTATAAATACAGCAACTTCTTCTCCTGTATTTCCTTTTTCTATTGCAGTAAAAACGAGTTTATCAGTATCTTGCACTGATACAGTAAAGTTATTAAGAACATCAAATAAGTTATTAATTTCTTCAGCTGTTTCCTCTATTGATTTACCAGCTGTAACTTCGTTATGCCAAGTTCTAGGAGTTACAACTGCAGTTATCATGATAGTTTCAGATGGATTGTATGGCGGATGGATATAAAAACTATCTCCTACTGTAAGATTTCCTATCTTCTTAAAATAAAAAACGACAGCATCGCCGTCATTTTCAATATAATAAGTTCCTTTTATTTTATATTTCAAACCGTTGTCCAAGAAATCCACGGCATTTGGTTTTTTTATTAATATGATACTCATAATATTTTTGTGCTATGTACTGATGATATTTTTACTGTAACGAAATATCCGAAATTACCGTCTGCCTGATTTTCGATAGGTGTGACATCAAAATTATTAAAATTACTATATTTCATAATATTATGACGAGGCGGAGTTGCATCTTTTCGTAAATGATTGAAAATTTTATCAATTATAGTTTCGCATTCATCAAAAACAGTATCAAGTGCTTCGTAATCGTCAATATCTGCTACATTATTCATTATTATAAAAGCAATTGTTCTATCTTTTAAAACATTGTCTCCCATGTTATCTGTATACCTAAAGTCATATCTTTCCAACAACATTACAGGTGTTTTGCAAACAATATCAATATGATTTAAGAATTCATCCAGTCCTTTTCTAAAAAAGGTTTTATTTGTTTGCGAATTACCAAGATAAATATTAGCAATATTTTTAAAATATTTTGTAATGTCTGTATATTTAGTCATAATACTTGTTTATTTTCCTATAAGTTTTTCATTAAAATCAGCTAATACATCATGGATGCCTGTATTATCAATTTTTTGCAAATTAAGAACAGAAGCGGCAAGCTGTCTTCGTACCATCATCCAACCAGATTTATTTGTTGCGCCGAAATCATTATTTTGAGTATTTGCGTTTTCGGAATTAGGAAAAACATATGGATATTTTTTTTCTATCCACCGTCTAACAGCAAGAAAATTAAATAATACGGCATATTTAATTTCAACAGCAAGTTTATCTATAATTTTAGACCTTGCCAAAACAGTGTTACTGTTAAGTTCTTTTCTTTTATCTCCTGTTTCATTTTTTTTAATACCTTTTCTTTTGGGTCTCATTACGTATGCAACAAAATCATTTAATATTTTTTCGTTCTTGTTACTTTTGAAAAAGCCGTTTAATAACATATCGCAGGCAATAAAATCTCCAAATTTCATATCCGAAAATCTGTCCGTTGGTCCGTATAATCTTACTCTTTTGATTCTAATATCCTTAACAAGCCAATTATTAAAATCTATTTCTTTAATAACAAAATCATGTAATTTTAATAATTGCAAAAAACGGTCATCTTCTGGATTATTAATCAGAGTCTTAATAATTTTATGTTTAAGTCTTTTTTTTCCTGATAATAAAGAAACGAATAAACGGATTCTATCATCGTATCTATCTTGCAACGGTATATCAGATAATAAAACAAGTCTTACAATTTCAATATACTGCACTATTGATAGTTCTGAAAAATTATCAGGATGCGTAAAATTATACGATTTTTTATCTATATCTATTTTAATTTTTTGCATATCAGTCTATTTTATCAACAAAAGCATTAAAATACATAACCATAAAATCGGATAAAATATCTTCCAATCTATCTATTGATTTACCATTATATTTTCCTGAAACAACTTCAAGAATTCTTTCGTTAAATGAATGTATCCTAGCTTTAAATTTATTGTCATTTTCTAATTTTAAAACAACATCCTTGCCTACAAGTATGTTTGTCGGTATTTTCAACATATCAAAAATAGCATCTGTTTCAATTTTTATATCATTTATATTTATTTGTTGGTTACCATACAACAAATTAACTGTAAAATTTGAAAAATCTATTAAATAATTTCGGCTTTTTATTAGTAAACTTTTATAATCTTTTGGCAGTTTGTGATTAGCTTCGATAAAGCTTGTTGCTGTTTTTATTAGCATATCAGAAACTCTATCTCCTACCGAGCTTCTTTTGATAAATGGTGACAATTCTTTTTTAAAATCATTAAAACTTTTTTCAAAAGTTCTTGATTTAGATCGCCAATAAGTAATTATTAGCAATGCGACTGTATTAATAACAGTAATAATAATAGTTTCTAAATTCATAATGATATGACTTTTTCTGTTCCTTTTGTTCTAAAATACATATTAACATTACCATCGTATGCTGACGATTCTGAATATGTTGTATAATTAATAATGTTTTGCTTTAAAAAACCTGATAATATTTTCAAATAATAATTCATGTTTTTTTCGGCTTCTTCTAATAATTTAAATATAATTTCGTTTGCATGCAGTTGCTTTGTATAATTTGAATTAGAAGAGTTTTCAATTTTAAATATTCCTGTTTCAGTTAAATTTGAAATCAATGATATACCTCCTCTAAAAATAGTACCAAAAGCGATTACTTTTTTTATGTAATTTACGGCATTTAAATTTTCCGTAGTTAGTGTATCTGTTTTAATTTGAGTTTTTAACTCATCAAAAAATTCTCGTCCAATTAACGGTATTAAATCAAAGTCTTCTGTAAGTGCTTGTGCTGGGCGTAATTTCAAAAAAACCAATCGCGATGCATTTATTATATAAATTTTATTAAACTCAATTGTAGAGTTTATAAAATTGTCTTTCGATAATGTATATTCATCGCTTGACTTCCAAACAGTAAACGTATCTTTGTTTAACTCCATGTATTGCAATGCAGTATCTAATTTTAAATAGCCTGTAGTTTTAAATTTATTTTTAAGAGCTATTTCTTGTCTTTGATATAAAGGCTGTTTTCCTCCTTTTCCTGTTTCAAGTCTTTGAAATCCTTGGTTTGAAATATGAGTATTTATAAGTTCGTATCCAATATAGAACGTTAAGTTAGCAATACTTTTTTGCAACTTTTTTATTAAAGTCAGATATATCACATTACTGCCTGTATAATTGTCAAGTTCGTTGTAAAAATCCTCTGAAATAACTTTCGCAATTATATTTTCGGCATCTTCTATAAATGCTCCTACTTTTTCAACTGTAAGCGACTTACTTACAGGAAAAGTCTCATTTATTGTATTAATATTTGTAAGCATAATTTAACTAAGTTGTGTTTCTTTTCCAGATTTGTTATCATCTAGCTTTGTAAGAAACGTATTTCTAAATCTTATTTGTACGTCATTATACTTATCACCGTAATTAAAACGTAGCATTATTTCTAACGGATCAGCCAACTTTTGTCGGGCATTCCAAGACAAAGCATAAGCAATTAGCAAAAGTTCTCTTTGCATAGACCCTGCTTTGCTGTTTCCATACATAAGTCCAAGTAAGTCTGGATTGATACCAGCTGCTATTGCAATTTGAGTATCCGCGGCTGTTGATGTAACTATATTTTCTAACGAAAACTTAGTTTCCTTGACATCTATTTGCCATCTATCGCTATCGTTTTCTTGGTCAAAATACGTAATCAGAGTCTTTTTTGCATTCTTTGCCGTTGTTAATTTTTTATCAATCCTTACAAGGTCTGCATCTATTAAATCTTCCCTTTCACTTTCTTTGCCTTCAAATTCATTTTTAGGATATTTTCTATCCCAATAAATGTAAGGAATTTGAATATGATATAAAAGTCCAAGCATATTATCCATACCCGAATTAATAGCAATTGGTATTTTATTAGTAATCTTAATCCATTCTTTTGCTGAGTTCCATGCTGGCATTGCATAATAATCATTAAAAGAAAAAGGAGATTTTAAGTGCATAAAAACAGTCTCTTTTTTTAAGACTCCTTCTTCTCTTAATTTTTGAAGATGAGTATAAGGATCTATTTCATCTAATAAAATATATTTACTTATATCTTTTTTTTCAGCATCTGGAAATTTACCAGAAACATAAACATGCTCAATGCGTCCGTCTTTATTTTTATCAGCTAATAGACAATGACCAGCAGGTACTGGGTTTAACCGTGCAATACTAGATCCATCAATATTTGGAATTAACTGCACAAACGCATTGGCAAGCGTGATATAATTATAACAAGATACAGAAAGGTATCTATTTATTATATAAGATTGAAAAAAATTTATAATTTCAGTATCATTTACAACTTCAAGAACTTCCTCGCCATTCGGCAAAATTTCTTTTATTCTCGCAGGAAAGACTCCTTGTCCAAGAATAATCTTAGTCTTTTCTGTTAAAGCTCTTTTTAAAACAGGTGTGTTAGCAATTTTTTCGGCTGCAATACGAGGAAAGTCATTATCTGCAAACCAAGGTATCATTTTATTACCACCAATATCAACAGAATCGTAAGCGCCTGAATGAATAACATTAGGCTGTTCCTCTACATTTGCAAAAGAAAGCATTTTATTATTATTTATATATACATCAGGATAACCATTTGTATCAAAAGTTGTTCTCATCTGATAATAAATTAAAATGTACATTACTTCTGTAAAAAAGAATAGAATGTATCCAGATAGGATGAACATGTCCGATATTAAAACCGTTTTTATCAACAGGCTGAGCGCCTTTCATATCTGTTTTTTTCATATTAAAACGTAAACCGCTTTTCTTACATCTTTTAAGATAAACAAACTCTCCGTTTTTTTTTATATAACAAACTGAAAAATATTTGTCCTCGCCATTTGGCAATTTGCTTTCATCCCAATCAGAAAGCATTACATTTAAATTTGTTATTCTTTTCACTATGCAAAAGTCTTAAATGAATATTTTTTTGAAAGGACACAAATATACATTAAAGAAAATGTTTTTTGTTTGGCATTATTGCCTTATGCAAAGCACCATCCCGTATAATTTTTTTGGAAATTCTTTTTTTTTCAAAAAAAGCGTTTCCAAAAAAAATATACGGGAGGGCTTTGCATAAGGCGTGATTTTTTGGTGTTTTGCTTCCGGATACGTTTTAATGAAACCAAGAAGCCAAGTATTTTGGTCTTTACAGCATATATGCCTGATTTTTGGCTTCTGGAAAATCCCAAAAATTATAGGTCGCAGCGGGGGGAACACCGACACGACTGCAAATTTTTCTATATTCCTATAAATAAACAATATTACATATTATTGATTTATAGGAATTTAGAAAAATTTGCAGTCATGTTAAAATGTAAAATTAGAATCGCCTATTTTTTATTAAAAAAAGTAAAAATAAATGAAAATAAATGAAAATAAATTTGGTAGTGTAATATTTTATATGTACTTTTATGTATTCATTTATTAAAAAAAGTGAAAATAAATGAAAATAAATGAAAATAAATTTGGTAGTGTAATATTTTATATGTACTTTTATGTATTCATTTATTAAAAATAATACAAACAATTTTTTATATGTTTAGAGATACAATCAACAAAGAAATTAATTTAAAATCTATATCTATTTATAAACTTGCAAAAGATAGTGGTTTGCAACAAACACAATTAAAAAAATATTTAGATAAAAAAACAGATTTACAAGGCGAGAATATAGAAAAAATATTTAATGTATTAAATATAAAGTTGAAAAAATAAGCGTCTTAGCAAGGCACACCAAAACGCTTATATCTATTAATTTTGGGTATTTACAAACCCAAATGCAAAAATAGAACTTATTTTTTAATATGCAAATATTATTTATTTTTATTTCAATAATACAGCCGTAGGCACACGGCTATTTTATAATAATTATTTATTAATTTTAAAATTTACAAACATGGAATGTTATTTTTTGAATGACAACACAGCATTTATTTATCAGGAAAATGCAAATTTATACATAGCTACATATCCTGAGACAGAAATGTGGAAGACAGTAACCTTAACAGAAGAAGAATTTAATCAGCGAGTAGACGAAGAAGGTTTTGAAGATGTGGAAGAGTATAAGAAAATACTTTTGGAACAGAGAAGGCAAGAAGAGAACAAGGCTAATATTATGATAGCTGGAGCAACAGGAAGCGATAACAATGCAGACAACGAAATTATTGATAATATTGTTGATATTACTAAAGAAAAAGAAGAGAATAATAGTAATGACGCTATCTTAAAAGAAATGGCAAAACTCAACCGCCGTTTTGAAGAATTAAAAAACGAGAATCTGGAGTTAAAAGAACAGATAAAAAAAAGAGACACTCTGACGATAGAAGAAGCAAATAGAATCTTCAATGAAAAACAAAATCTAATAATTGATTTAAATCAATTTCAAGAAACAAACGACACCCTTAAAAATGCACAAATTAAACATAATAAGCATTTTAACGACCCTATGCGAAATCCGTTTGCAGTAGTATTAATTGAACGAAATTTTAATAACTATAACGGAGAAGAAATAGATCGACGCATACTAATTAAATCGCAAAACCCATTTTATGTAAAGAAATTCTTTGAATTTACAATAAAAGAAACAGAAATAAAAATAGCAAGCTTAAAAAAAGAAATAAAAGAAAAAACCCTTTTTTCCTAATGTTTTTACATAAAATCATCATATAATAGAGCGAAAAGGCAATAATTTTAATTATTGTCTTTTCGCATTTTTTTATAATTCTAATTTATCAATATTTATTAAAAAAAAATTACAATGGATCCATTCAAGATATTAAAAAGAACCGCTAAATTTAGAGGTATTCAACTCAAAGATATTGCCAGAGAAGTAGGTATTTGTCATACTTCTCTTAAAGCGAAAGTTACAAAGAAAACTGAGGAAATCATTAAAATTTATGAACAAGCAGGAATTAATATTCAGTTTAATATTAATTCTAAAGCCGAAAAATTAGACTTTATTATTATTAATAATAAAATTCATCATTTACAGGAGCCAAAATTCGCTGTTGATTTTTTTAAAGTGGGACCGCTTAAAAAAATAGAAGATTTTGATATTTATTTACCAGAAGCGATGAAAACTGAATTACTTGGAAAATATTATTATATTATTAATTTTGAATCTAATTTAAATGAAAATTTAAAACAAGCCACTTGTAATCACCTTGTTAATTGTATTATTAAAAACGAAAAATTAACATTTCAAAAATAGTAAATTAGCAATATTGCTAACTACCTGATTATCAGGCAGTTACAAAAAAAGGCGTTCTGAAAATTTTTCCTTTTTCGAACCAAACTTATTAGTTATACTATGGCATAGCTCGTAAATATATAAGTTTGAACTTAACAATTACATTATTTTTTTACAATTTATTAATTTTAAAATTTACAAAAATGGCAATAGGACATTACGGTATTGGTCAACAAATTAAATATGTTGATTTTAAAAACAAAGATGAAATACCAAAAGGATACGAAGAAAATGAATCTTTTGATGAGTTTTTAGGTAACTTTTTTGAAAAAAAGTTCACATATGGTTTTAATTATTTTAAAATAGGTGAAGGAAATTACACAGGAGAACAAGATGACTATTTTATTGAAATAGAAAATGTTTTTTCAAATGGACTAAATTTAACAAAAAAGAAAAAAAAATTTGACAAATTTATAAAAAAACATAGATTTAAAACTATTGGCAAGTTTGGACTCATCGGAGGAGTCGAAATGACATAAAAATAAAAAAAAAGGAGTCCATTTCGACTCCTTTTTTTTATTTTGATAAGTATATATCTCTAAAACTTGTTTTTTTAATATTTGAATGTAACCAATAGCAACCTTTATCTAATGCGTCTGTAGAGTGTGTCGCTTCTCGTTGGTCGGCACCAGTTTTGCGTTCTAATCTTTTGTCTTTCTTAAATTCATTACCAACTTGCTTTGACTTTGTTATCCGCATTGCTATTAACAGATATTTACAATTATTTCCATCTATTTTTAAGTTAAAACAAGTATTATCTTTTACATTCATCACCTTCTGCATTACTTGCCACTTCTCAAAGTAAGGTGGCTCTTTATATTTATGACGTTCTATTGCAACATTCCATTTGCTGGAACGTAACTTACTTATTGCACTCTCATTTATTGTCTTACTGGACTGTATAGAATGACTACTGTTATCACCATAAGAATCACGAACAAAGATTATTCTTTTAGTAAAGTGTGATTCAAAAAAAAGAACAACCTGTTTCATTAGGTTTTTACTCATATCACCGTGTCCCGGTAATTCATAAAACTCTTTTATAATGTAAAGTGTATTATCAGTCTTACTAAATTGAGCGGCCAAACAAAAAGAAATCGTCCCTCCCCAATCAAAGAAAAGATGAATTGGCAATTTCGGATTATAATATTTACGATTAAGAAAATTAGAATTTATGCTACCTACATCAGCAAAATTATAATTTGTATTTACAGCAATACCATAAGAATAATTCTCATTAAAAGAATCATAATAAATATGTAAATCGTCATTTAATGTATAATAAGGATCATCAGTCATAGACATCAAAGCATTCATTATCTCAACAAGAAATATAATAGACGGTAAAGTCTTCCGTTGATTTTTTATATATGACAAACCTAGATTTTCTATATTATCAAAAGCATTCGACAACGTAAACAAAGTAGTACCATCTTTACTCAAAAGCGGCCTCATTTGTTTGCGTAAACGTTGAATTTCGTTCCATTGCAAACGAAAATCATTTACATTTGTAATATCAAGTAATTCAACCTGCATTTTGACTACTCGCTTCCACAAAGAAAAATAATCAATATTATATTCTTTTAAATAATAGTTTCCTTCTTCTAATATCCATTTCGCATCATTTGAATAAGGCATAGAAGTAGAATGATGCTCACCAAGATGCCATGAAATGTGTTTAAACTTATATTTTGAAAATTCCGAACAGGAGGTTGATATGGTAACTTCCATTTTTTCGGAGGAGACACACCAATAACATAATGAATGCCACGAATATACCCCATACGCTCTAAATGTGCAAAAGCAGAAGGAAGTATTGAGGTAAGTACATGAGTAAATGTTTTGGCTGCAATAACACCAGATGCACCTGGCAAATAAGTAACAATTTCATGTATCTTATGTCCCAAATACGTTGACTTTCCAAAACCTCGTCCTGAAACAATAAAATTCCTTTTCGGCTGTAACATAGAAATAGCCGTCTGAAAAGCATTAAATGATAGACTTTTATTCATTTATGAGTTCATTATTTTTTCCGCTTCAACTTCTGATTCTAATTCTGGATATAAAAAATCTGTAAGCTTATGACGTTTATTTACAGGCAACTTATGTAACATATCATAATCTATTTTTTTGCGTTCATTGTCGCCAACATTTATATTTATAAAATAATTGTTATGTCCTAATAATGTAGGATCAATAGCTTCATCATCTTTTTTATCTATTCCATAAATCGTTATCAAATCTTTCCTTGCTAGTTGCCATGCTTTATGATTACGATTCTTCTGAGCTATATTTAACTGTTTCACTGCATCTTCTACTATAAAATTTCGCAACCATTCTGTATCCCTTCTATGTATTGGATTAAAAATTCTTTTACAATTTCTAATATCAATATATGCTTGAGAACGTTTGATTTCATATTTTCGCATCAACCTATTTACAACAGCTACTGTCGTATTATATTTTAATTGATCGTAAGCAAAGTCCAACCTTTCTAAGATTGTTTTTTCGCTTCCCGTCAACTCCGGAGCATCTGGATTATCAACAAAATTACGAATTTTATCAAAAGTTACTTCAATTATGGCTGGTTTACTCATAAAGCTGAATTTCTAATTTTTCCTCAAATTCTTTTAACCATGAAACGTGAAACTCCATCAATTCTATATCTACAACTTCATCTGGGAAAATTGCATTATGTATTTCTACTTTCCTTTTTAAATATCCTCTATAAAAAGAATCACTTACATCAGAAGAACTATCATTTATTTCTTTTACTAATACAGAAGGCTCTTCTCCGATTATAATTGCTATATCAAAAGGAAGCATTAATTTGTTTGCTAATTTTTCTATTTCAGGTCGTTTTGAATACATCATTCATTTTTTTATAATCAAAATCAAATGTTTTTTTGTCAAAAAATATAATTCCGCGCTCCTCATTTTGGTTGCTACTCAAATTTCCTGATGTTATTATTGTAATATTATATTTTCCATTCCAAATTACAGCTACTTTTGCATGTATTCGCATAAAATGAATTGGAAACCTTCTATTAAGAATATTTAAGGCTTTTTTAAAATTATGCCTCTTTTGAATATTCAGAATAAACTTTAAAGAATAAAAAAAACCCAAATCTGATACTCTTATAAATTTACGAGCCGCTTCAGACGAAATATTAAAACTCGAAACTATACAATTAGCTTTTTCTATTCGATGAGCATAAAAAATAATAAGATCGTGTAAACCAAATCTGCCATCACTTTTAAAATGAATAGCATCATTATTATTTGATAAATCGGTGTTTTTTAACTTCTTATGCAAATATTCGTCTTGTGAACTAATATAAATAGCTTTATGATTATTAGTAAAAAAACTTGTTCTTATATCTTTCCCCTCTTTTGACTTTTCATTTATATCAAATAACATTATTTGTTTTTTGCATTATTCTTAAAATAATGATTTAGAAAATCAATCATTGCCTGAGTTTGTATAGCTTTCGCTTGGTTACGCTCTCTGGTTACTGCTTTTTTGGATATTGTTATACGAGCTGTTTGTTTTTTTAGATTCGATTGACACTTTCGTAGCAAAAGTTTCCGCTCATCAAAAGTCATTTTTCCATAAGCAAATTGTTTCTCAAGCTCATCTTCTTCATCAGTATAATCATCTTCTTCATCAGTATAATCATCTTCTTTATCCTGTAATGAAACGTCAATTGTTTTTGTTTTTTCATAATTTTGCAAAATAGAATGAATTTCTTTAATCCTATCAAAAGAAGACTTCAGTATATCTCTTATTTCTTTTCGTTTACTAATAGAATCAACATCATTTTTTGTTCCTATTGCGGCAAGTTGCTTTTTATTTTTATCACTTTTGTTATACAACATACCTTTTTCTATCACCATCGCTTTCAATTCGTTTGGCAAATCTTTTATAGCAGTAGCATACTTAAATTTTTCTATTGCTTTTTTCGGAACTTCTAAAACTGTTTGATCCTCTTTTTTTTTAGATAACCTTTCTAACACAGTTTGCTTTCCACTGTGTGCTGTTCCTATACATCCTTCTAAAAGATATATAATTTTTTTATGTGAAGCTTCTTTTTTAAATCGCTTCCTACATATTTTAGCGAACCGCTTTTTTGATTTCGGATGTAACTCATAAAGTTCAAGAGCCTCGTAAAATAACGGTTCTTTCTGTTCTATTAAAATCTTTATTTTTTTGTGTAAATCTAGCATAATATGTATAATTTATAAAAATAAAAAAAACTATGCCTTAAACATGTTAAGACATAGCAAACTATAAAAATAAATATATTTTTTAATAAAAAAAGAATAAAAAGCTCTATTTAATAATTTTATTCAGCTTCTGTTGCATACATTGCAAGAACTGCATCAATATCTTCAACTTCGCCAGCAAAACCCACTTCATAAGAGAAAAAACTCATCGCAATACCTTTTAATGAAGCTGTTTTATCGCCAGTAGTGATACTTCCTTCAGAAGACATTTTAGCTGGAAATGCTTCATTCCCAACTCGAAACATTTTATTTCCCGTTTGAACATAGAAAATCCAACTTTGATTTGGAAACATCATAAGAGACAAGCCCTCATCTGTCAATCCAGGATTAAATAATGATAAAACAATTTTATGGGATATCCCATCTATTTCTCCTTGACGTTCAGCAACCAAACTTCCTTTCTCTGGAGTAGAATATATTAAAATAAGTTTTTTGCCGGAAAACAATTTGTCTGTTCCTACCGACAATTTATTCATACTTGAAAGAGATCTATTATTTGCACTCTCAAGCGGTTTCGTAGCAAGTGTTTCAAAATGAGAACGCGGAGCAACATAAACGATTGTTCCTATACCTCCTATATTACCGATTTCGGCAACTTTGTTTTCTATATCAGAATAATTAATTCCAGCCATGTTGTTTTTTTGTATTTGAAATATTAGTATTATACAAACTTGCATTTTTTATTATGCTAAGTTGTTCGTGTTAAATGCTCGATTGTCAAGAGTTCTTATTTGAAAACCAATTACAATTTTGTTAAATGCTGCAATTAACGTTGGCTTTGCACCTGGGTGAAAAACAACAATTTTTCCGAACTCTTCGCCTTTCCGATTCGTTCCATATTTTAGTACTTTTGGAGCTACCATTGTAACTCGTTTGCTTGTTCCAATTGCGGATGTCCAAACAAATTTAGCTTTTTTATCCGTCCCATCAAGATAGGATGTAGGTACATCGCCGTCAGTAACATTGTCATATTCGGTCTTAAAACATTCTTTGTACATTTGTTTATACCTATAAGGTATAAAAATCGTAACACCTTCTTCTTGAGTTTCCTGAGGAAATAAAGCAAATTGGTTTTTTAATTCTGTAATAATAGATTCTTCTGTATAATCAGCACCAGATACTGTATAAAGATTTCCTTTATCTGTACTAATATTATTAGCAGTGATTTCATCAGCTATTATTTTCAAATAACCATCGGTTATATCTTTTGTTGTCGTCCCTGAAGATTTAACGCCTTGCCATGGTAATTTATATAAATCTTTTAAACCTATTTTTGTTATTACAGTCAAATACCAAATTGCAAATGGTAATTTTGCAGAAGTATAATCTTTCATTTCTATAAAGTGCATAAAAGTATTCCTGTAACGTTCTATTTCATCACTAATATAAATCATACCAAGATCTACCGACAAAGTCCTTTTGCTGATAACCCCAAGCTTTTTTGATTCTGCAAGGTTAGCATCGTAAGGTTGCAGTATTTCGTCTTCTTTAAAAGTATATAAAGGACGAGTTGATTGAACATTTAGTTCAGGCGACAAGTCTTTAAACACTTTATAGACATTTTTCATTATCAGCAATGCAATATATGCCTGTTTGTCATTTGCGGTTTTATTTATTACTTCTATATTAATAGGAGTAGTTAAGTCAGCCATTTTTTTTTGTTATATATTTGGTTAGTTTTTTTTTGTAAATTATCAGAATATTAGAGAGACAAAAAATTAAAAAAAATCTTTCATATGCTTTTCTATTTCATCGCTCATTTTATTAGTTATCTCAATATTAGCTCCTTTTCCACCATCGCCGCCATCACCATCATTATTTTTCGGATTTACTCCTTTGTCATTTGGAGTGTTTTTTATCTTTGCTTCTAATACTTTTATTTTCGCCTCCATATCTGCTTTTACTGTACGCTCAGCTTCTAATTTCGATTCTAAATTAGTAGCTTTTCTTTCTGCGCTTGACAGTGCTTGGTTTAAAATCATTAATTCATCGGGTGAAAGATATGCATCACCTTCATCGTTTAATTGAAATGCCGAGATTTCCAATGCTAAACATAGTGCTATTGCACTTTTAAATACTGCTGTATTTGCCATTTTTATTTTTTCTTTTGGTTTTTTTATTTTTTTTTTCGGATTGTCTTCTTTATTAAAAAAAAGCTCTATTCCGTTAGCTATCATATCTTTAAATGTAACATTCTTTTTTTTGCCTTTTTTACTATAAAGATTGTAAATTTCTTCCCGGTTCATATTTTTTAGATTTGCAATTGTGGCTGGCGGATAAACTTTTGTATTTTCATCAAAGACATCAACAAAACCGAACTCATTAGCTTCTGTTGCGGTCATATAATGATCTTTGCCATCGAACCATTTCTTTTTAATTTCTGAAATTGCAAGTCCTGTTTTATCTGAAATTGCTTGTTGCAATACAGTTTCAAAAGTTTCAAGTGCCTTTATTACTTCTTGTAAATCATTAATATTGCCTCCGCCACCCGAAGAAGCTCTATGCAAATGAAAAACAGAAGTCTTCGGAAAATGTGTAATTCCAGCAAGTATTAGTATAGCTGCCATACTACCAACCAATCCAGCATTATACGTATGAACTTCGGCATTCGATTTTATTAAAGCATTATAAATTGCAAGACCATCAGATATACGACCGCCTGGACTATTAATATGCAAATTTATACGCTTATGAGTCTTGCTAAATTTATTTATCAATTTTGTAAACTCAAAAGCCGTATTGTTCGTTCCTTCTTCCCAATATGCTTCATCAAAACCAACAGCACCAAAAAGGTGTAAATTTACTGTCTTCGCATCCGCTACATTATAACTAAACTCTAACGCCATATTTTTATATTTTTTGAGACTACAAAATTGCAATGATATATAACGAAGCGAAAGGACAGTAATAAAAAAGTCCCATTTATCAAAAATGGAACTCTGCAAAAAAAACTAGTAATAGTACTCTATCATTATTTTCATCCCTTCTTTCAAGTCTTTTGTTGGTTCTTCAAAGACAATTTCTTCGTTTGCGACTGTATAAAAATCAGATCTGTGCTCTCTAATTCCATTTACATAAACAGCTTTTATCTTTAATTCTGCGCCGTCCACTCCAGATTCATTTTGAATATGGTATTTACCTTCTCCGATAATAGTGTTATCTATTTCAAGAATTAATTCTTGTAATTCACTACTTGGATCTTTCCGAATTTGTAATATCGGATCAATTTGATTTAATGCCATTTTTAATTTGTATTAAGTGTTAATTTATAAACTATAATTAATTTCCAATTCTAATCCTACATGTAAATCTCTATTTGGTTCTTTAAAAACTATTTTATTACCTTCTATTGAATAAAATTTGCTTTCATATTCCTTAAGACCATTATGATAAACAGAAACATTTACAGGCTCCGGATTTTCTATTTCATTATCTTGACATATATATATATATCCATTATTTATATTCTCTTGAGAAATCTGTACTATTTCATTCAACATTATTATTAAATTATTAGATATTGTACCATCATCTCCAACAAGCTCATCTACTATAAATGCAGCACGAAAAACACTTTGCCAAGAAACTGAAATTTCATAAGCATTCAGACCTGTTATTTTATCCTTGACTAACTTAGTAACAAAAAGTACTTTGCTTTCAGTATCGCCTATTAACCTTTTTTCTAAATTGTTATCGGTAACAATTAAAAGATAATTTAATGATGACAATTTTGAAATAGCATTTCGTAAAGATAAAGTATCCTTAGAAATGTAATCGTAAACCTCAAACTCATAAATTTGACCAGCAATGACATCGCCTATTTTAAGAACATTGAATTCGGGAATCAACTGAATACTGTTAATTCCAGACAAATTGCTAAATTCTTGGCTTAATTTGGTTAACATAACGGACAATAAAATGTTTTAAATGAGTAAGTATTGATTGTCAAAGAGTTAGACGCTCTCTTTTTTGATAACGTGTGTATTTTCGGTACATACTACCATATTTTAGCATATCCTCATCTATTCCATACTTGTCTAAGAACATTTCTGTTGCTAGCTTTCTTTGCATTTTTTTGTATAAAACAGCATCTCTAATGTACTTTACATAAGCATATTCGAAATCAAGACGTATTTCTTTTATAAAATAAGCGCGATTCTTTACACTTACCATATTATAAAAGTAAACATCTTTATAGCTGTTAAAAGGCAATTTGATTTTAACTACGGAATCATATTTATTTTCAAATGAATTAAAACAATCACGACGATTTGTTAAAATATTTCTCAATAATAAATTGTATTGATGACGCTTGGGAAAAACTAAGATACCGCTTTTTTTATATTCTTTATGATCAGATTCATAAATTAAGAATTGTTTTAAATATGAAGGTATTGAAAAACTTATTGATATTCGGGAAGGCATAAAATTATTTTTTTATTTTGTTATAATTCGTAAAGATAATGAAAAAAATGGAAAATGCCAAACAAATGCCAAACAAATGCCAAACAAATGCCAAACAAATGCCAAATAAATTAATAGTTTGGCTTTTTTATAAATAACTATAAAACAATTAATTACAAGCTTTTTTTATATAAAAATGTCAAAGTGCCAAAAGAAATAGAATAAACTTAACCTCCATAAAATAATTTATTGTTTTTTTAGACAAAAGAAAACCCACTGAAATTAATCAGTGAGCTGCATTTATTTTATTGTGTTGTCATCGCTTCCAATATTATAATTCAAACGCATCACATATTCTTTCTTTTTCTTCTTTGGTTATTAATTTCCTTTTATATAGTATTTCAGGAAAATTAATAGAAATAACAGGTCTTTTAAATTCTAAAATTGTTGCTAAATCTAAAAAGGTATATTTTTTAGTATCCTTATCATACCAAATAATTGTATATGATGGTACACTCCAAGTTATTAAATCACATTTAGCATAACCTGATCTTCTCTCATCATATTTAATATTCTGAGTGCCTTTAATTACTTTAGGGAAAATTGCATCTTCACCCTCTATAGCCCAAAGTTCAATTTCTATTTCTCTGGCTATATCATGTATTTTTTCTATTTGTTTTTGTTCTTTTCTTTTGACAATAAATTCTATAGTTTTCATTAAAATTTTTTTTATTGTATTAAAAATTTAGTATTAACTTTTTTATCTAATTCCTTTTTTGATTTGAAAAATTCATAATTCATAAATTCTAAAATCAAAAAGGCAGCATCAATTACTACTTTTTTTAGTTATATCTATTCCTTTGTATTTATCCATTGTTTACAGAATTTATTTATAAATTGGAAAACTCTTCCTCCTTCTCTTTTATGTGTTTTTTCAATTCGAAAATTTTTTTATTGATTACCTCAATTAAAACGTAATCTGATATTAAATCATCATTTTTACTTCCAAAAATTCCATAGCTGTCTGGAACGAGCTTTCCGGTATTCTTATAATCTTTTTTTTTCCCTTCATAGAATGATAACTTGTCTTTTAACTTGTCTATAGCATCGTTTAATAAAACAGCTCTTTTTAAATATTCTTTTGTCATTTCTTTTATTTTTTCGTTAATATTTCTAATTAAAAACTACACAGATTAGATATATAAAAATTGCGAAAATATTGAAACAAAAGTTTCAATAAAGACAAACTATAATCCGTGTAATATATTATTATAATTTCTTTTTTCTTTCTTCTTTCTTGCTTGCTACCTAATAGTTGTTCAAATATTTGGCATTTTTTAAAATAAGCTGATAACTAACTGTCTTACTGTATTTTACAAAATGCCAAACTATTAATTTTATTTGGCATTTTCTGGCATTTTATTTGGCATTTTGTGGCATTTTTGACATTTCTTGGCATTTCTTGGCAAAAAAAAATAAATTCTTACTTAAATTCTTCTGTAAGCTCAATATCAGAAAAAACATCAAATTCATTTATTTTTTCTTTAAATGAGACTTTTTTTACTACTTTTTTCACTTTGAGTTTTATTGTGTTTTTTCTTTTAATCTCTTCATTAGTCTCTGCTTCTGTATTAATCCAAAAATGCTCAGTTTTCTTGGGTTTTCCAGATACGGTTTTTTGATATACAGACGGATAATAAATTCGTTTGTTATCTTTATTTAACAATTCTTTTGGATTGAATATGTAACCTCTCATTTTGCAATATGCCTCAACTAAAGGTTTGAATTTTCTTGGCGTATTGTAAATTTTAGTTCTTTCTTTATAGCTCATTTTATTATACTGGGTATTGTGAAATAATTCAAAAAACGGACTCCTATCAAGATATCCAAAATTTTCATTTCCAATGAAAAAATCATCGAGGAAATCAATAAGTGGGTCGCCTATTTCATTTTCAAGTTTCAGCTTTTTTGCATTTTCCATAGGAGCGTTTATTTCTTTGTAATGTTCTCTTGCGATGAACATATAAGCGAAACAATTAATCAAATCATTTTTTTGTTTATCTGTATCGGAAGTATAAAGCATTCTACCAAACCAGTCAGCTGGTGTACGTTCTGTCTTAAACTTTCCACTTCTTGCAGTATGAAAAAAATCATAAACGTATAAAAGTCCTATCCTCCTATCTATTCTCTCTGATCTTTTAATGAGTGGTGTAAAAGAATTTGCTGTAAGTAATATTTTGGGACTCTTTGAAAAAGGAATCGGAATAATGTCTTTATGTTTGCGGTTCTTATTAATACCCTCACTAAAGTCTGTAACCAAATCTTTCGGGTCTGCACTTTTATCTACATCTTCGAATATAATAAGTCTTTCGTTATTATATAATTGATAACGATGTTTATCTTTAAAGAAGTCTTCTTGATCTGCTTTCAGTCTCAGAACAGGCATAAATTGTTCAAAAGCTTTAGCCATTAACGTTTTCCCGCCACCAGATGCTCCATCACTATCAATAGCATCAAGAATTGCAGCGCCATAACCATCTGTTGGTTCCCTATGCCCTTTTATAAAATATCCGAGATGTGTAATTTTATTTATAAAATGTAATTTCATCTCGTTTAATTCATCAGTTGTAAACAAATCTTTTGGCATTTTATACCAAAAATCTGACGGCTTTAAAAAATATCCATTGGTCTCAGCTCTTCTCCAATGTTTATAAGATGTAGCAAAAAGATACTGAAGATAATAATTATTACGGTCATTAATTTTTATATCCCATTTGTCAATATCCCTATATTTTAACAACTCTTTTTTTGCCTCTTTTAATTTTCTAATATCATTTGCTTTTTTAGCTTCTGTTAATTTGCTAAGTGTTTTACTATAATTTCGCTGACGAAAAATTGTAAACGGTGCATCTTGTTTATCAGATGGAATATCTAATAACTCATCTTTCCAAATATATTTTTTTATTTCTTTTTGTGATTTCACTTCAATACCGTCTTTTGTTACTTTCCACATCATACCATCGGTAAAAAAAAAGTTCTGAAAATCGGGCCCTGAATTATTAAAATCTAATTCTTTTTGTTTTAATCCAGACAAGTTGTTCTCAGAAAAACGAGTTGATATTGCAATTTTATTGCGAAGTTTAATAATCTCGCCTCTATCCTCTAAGTACTTATCAACCTTTGTTTTTATATATCTTGGAAAAATATCCTTTCCCATCTTCTCAACTACTTTGCCTTTAATTTTAATATAGATATAATCTTTTTCATTTGTAATCATTTCATAAGTAAAATAACCAAGTTCGTTAAGGAAATTTCGGAAAACTATAATATTAATGTCAAAATCTCTTTTGTATCTATCCCATTCCCAGAATTTTAATGGCAATGCTGTATTCAAATGTTTTTTAAATAAAAATTGCCCTTGTTCTTTTATAAAATGAGATACTGAATAAATATCCTTCTCTAAATAATAAGAATGAATTTCAATATGCTTAACTGCATTTTCTTTTGCTCGTTTGAGTTCTATTCTGTTATTTGTCGGTGTTTGATAAATTTGATGTGCATATGATAAAACAGTATTTTTAAATTTAGAAACAAAATAATCATTAATAAAAATAGGTATTTCAGAAGCAGACAGTAAAGAAAGAAAATCAATAAAATTATAAACAACAATTACTCTGGGTATTTTTTGAACTTTATTTTTTCTTTTGCTTTTGTACCCCTCCATCTCTTCTTCGCTTTCATTTATTAGATTGTGATTTTCTTTTAAGTATTCCAAACCAAAAGTCCATTCATATTCTTCTTCTTTATTATAAAAAATAACTTTTTTTTGTGGACTTTTGGCAAAAGGTCTGATAACAACCTTGTCATCGATTACAAAAATAGGATTATCAACAGTTGAACGATGTTTATATACAAAACCATCCGCTACAATAGTGTACTCTTTAATATATAAAAAATCAATAGATGCCAGAACTTGTTTGTCTAATAAACCAGATACATTAAGTTTATCAAAAATGTCGTCTGGTATCTTTTCTTGTTGCATAGTAAATGCTCCGTCTTTCTCGTCCTCCTTGGCTGGTCGCATGCTCTGTTCCGGTCTAATTTGTGGTTTGTATTTTTTATAATCTTTTTTTATTTTAATAATATGTTCTTTTAACTCGTCTATCTTGGGGTAAACGTAGTTTTCTTTATTATTAAGATAATCGAAGAGTTTGTCTTCTTTCTGTAATACATTGGCATCTTTATTTGTAGGAAAAATAAGAATGCCACCACTTTTGATTCTAAAATTTTGTTTTATAAAAAAAAGCAATAAGATTGCCGCCTTCTGACCAGAATAGTTTTTATCAAAATCATAAGCAAGAATTACATTTCTATCTGAAAAATATCTTGCAAATTTTTCTATATCACTGATACGATTATTTGTTGAAAATGTAGCAATTGCTGATTTGCCAGCGTCCTTAATTGACAAGGCATTTATTGCAGCTTCGGCTACATAAACATCCTCATGGTCTGGAATAAATGCAATATCATAAACAGCATTTGTCAAAGTACCAAAACCAGATTTTGTTATTTGACCTTCCGCTGGATTTATATACCTTCTATTTAAATACTTACGGTCTCTATCAAAAAAAACAACACTACCAGATACTTGCGATCCTGTTTTTTTATTGGTATATGGTTTAAGATAATTATAAGCTTCTTCTGGATAAGTATCAGTCTGCAATCCTCGTTCTTGTTTCTTTTTACCAGATAGGTACTTTGTTGCTTCTCGTTTATTTGTGCCAATAGCTTTGTCAATCAAATATTTAAGCTTATTTGCTTTTTCTTTTTTCGCCTTCTCGTCAGCCTGCTTCTTCATTTTTTTTCTTTTTTTTGTATTGTTATTTATTCTCGCAACAGCAGATTTTGATAAAGGCTTGTTATTTTCAATATCTATATTGTATTTGTTTGCCAACCAAACAAGAGCCTCATTATAATTAGCAATATTATTGCTTGGATACTTTATTAAAAATTCAATAGCATCCCCAGAAGCTCCGCAGCCAAAACATTTATATGTACCGGACCCTTCATAAATTGCGAAACTGTCTGTATCCTCATCATGAAAAGGACAGTTGCATATATAAACAACTCCTTGTTTTTTGATAGTTATAAAATCTCCTATAACTTCAATTATGTTGATTGCATTTTTTATTTGATTCGACTTATCGGTATTTATAAAAATTCCTTTACTCATAATTGTAAGCACTTAAATATTTATTAAAAAATCTTTAAAAGTTAGTATTGTTTTTTTTCCAATTAAAACCTCCTTTGACAAAGGAGGTTGTTCTTACATATCCAAAAAAGTTAATTTTTCGGAAATAATTTTTATTACCCTTACTGATTATTTCACAGTAAGGGATTAAATCATTATCCATTAACCTTTTAATGGTATTCAATGCTATGTCTGTTTTTATAGGATATCTCACTTCAAATTTCATTTTATCATCTATAAAAATTAACATTTTATCTAAATGTTTTTCTGTTACAGTATCTCCGCAATTCATATACCGAGTTTTTTCTTTGAATACTCCGCATCATCGGATGCTATCATTTGTCGCATTTTATTTACTGCAACCTTTCCTATATATCCTCGTTTGCTGTTGTCTGCATAGGTTATTAACAAGCTTCTTCCTTTGCCGTTGTATCTTATTGCTTTTATTTTCTTTTTTAGAAACATAACATTAGCCTCCCCCAAAAACTTCTTCGTTTTGTTTTTGTTTGTTTTATAATCTTGGAAGCAAACCGGTTATAACTCCATTTGGCTCTCTCCATCGCTACCTTTCTATTATTTCTAGTACTGTAATATATATAGAACAGCATAAATAATGTTAAGGCAAGCTCTTTGTTTTTTACGTCTTCTTTTCCTTTTATTGCTTCCAACGGCTGATTGGAGATTTCCTCATCGTCAATTAATTTCGTGTAAAAATCAACCATAATATTGTAATCTTTTTGCTCTTTACTCTGTTCGTGTTCCTGTAGTGTCATTTGTTTTTTTTTTGTATGTAAAAAATTATTTTAAGTTTTTATTGCTTAGTAATTCCAAGCAAATTTTCGCTTTGTTTATCTCATCTTTGTAAAAAAAAAATTTATCACCATTGTTATTTGCCCAAGAATAAGGTTTTAACTTTATCAAGTTCGTTTTATCACGTATTGAAATAGTTAAATAACTAAGAGAATCTAAGACATTAATACTAACACTAGCATAGACAGATTCTCTTCTTTTGGCAAGAGTAAATCCTCTTCTTAAAATCTTAAAACAAAGACTGTCAAATTCTTGTTTTAACTTTTTAAGTTCTGCCTTTTCTTTTTCATAATATTCTAATAATTGTTCCATTATATCATTTAAAATTCGTAATTCGTAATTCGTAATTATTTCCTATAAACTTTGTTTATCATTTCCTCTACTTTGTTCTTGGCTTCCCATTCAGAAAATTTCTCTTTATAAAAACTAGCACGAACCATATCCCTACGCCAAGTGCCTATTTGCTTATTATTAGATTTTAAATAGGCATCAATAAGCAAATCAACCTCACCATCGCTGTATACTCTTCGAGAAACAGTACTAACTTGTTTTTTTTGGTTAGTAGAAATAATAGGAACAGAGTCATTATACTCTAGGAAGTCTTCTTTTGTGATAAGAGGTTCTGAATTAAAATTATAAAAAAATAAGTAATACATAAAAGCTGCTGTGCAGAGAAAAAAAACTATTGTTACAAACCTTGATATTATTGTACTGACTATTCTTTTTTTTGTCGTCGTCTTTGCAACAGTTTCTATTCTTTTCTTCTCTTGAGCATTTAATCGAGAGGCAGACCTAATTTTTTCTTTTTGTGATTTTACTATACTTGTTTCTACGTTATCAATCATTTTTTCAAGAATCAATTTTTTATTATTTTTGTTTGGATCCCTAATTAACTGAATATACGTCTTGTATATATTGTGTGTATTTTTTATTGATTTTGCTGATACACCAAAAGCTAATTTTTGAAGAATTAATTGCTCGAAGAAAAAAGCTGTTGATTTTAAATCGGCATCATCAATAGTACCGCTGATAATATCTTCCTGCCGCCGACTGTTAAACACAATTTGCCAACTATCTTCGCCTTTCTCCAAAAAGTCAGACGGTTTAGCTGACGGTTGTATAGCGCTATCAGAACGTACACCGAGAGGTTCTATATTGGTATCTAAAAGGTTTTCTAAACGTCTTTCAACCGTCTTTTTAAGGTTTTTGAACGGTATTGCTTGTGTTTTTTCATTTATCAGAACAAATTCATCTTCCTTTCCAAAATCAAATGTTCGGGTTTCATCATTAAGTTTCTGATACATTAATTTATTGTCTACGTATGAAACGAAAACCAGCTCATTACTTTTTTTTATTAGACCTACTTCTTTTTTGTATGATTTTGTAAGCATCTCTAACATTTGTCTAATCATTGCTGTATTTTGAGTAGTATCTATTGTCATAATTTTATTTTTAAAATTTGTTTCGTAAAATGTGAAAATTATTAACTGTCTTTTTCAACTCCTCTACATTTATATTCTTTCCCGGACAGTTTGTGTTTCTAGCGTCTCTGTGTCCAATGATTATTGCATTTGGATATTTCCTTTTTAACAATATCAAGGTTCGTATCAATGAATTATACTGTTTTGAGCTTAAATATTCTTTGTCAAAATTTCCCTGTAAACATAAAGAAATAGAAGAACTGTTAATCCCTTTGCAGTGATAAGTCAGCTCATTGTCTTCGTGTAATTGATATAACTTGCCAGCTTTAGTTACATAATAATGGTAAGCAAAAGTCCCATATTTCGGTAAATGTGATTTGTATATTTCAAATATCGGAACATGATTAAAACTATTATCATGTATAGCATCATGATGAATTACTATAAATTTCGTCTCTTTTCGATACATATTAGTATTACTAATTATATCTCTTATTTCATTTACTTTAATTTTAACGGCAAGCCGGTTAATAATATCAAACTTCGAAAGGTTGGAATGCTTGCCGTTAGTCTTCATATTTAAAAATGAAATAAAAAATATTGCAGAGATTAGAATCAAAGTAAACTTGATATAAAATCTATTAGTTCTCCCGTGTACAGTTTCCATATTGGTAAATAAAAAACAAGTGAAAGTATTATTAAAACAAGTGAAAGTATTACTGCTATTTTACGTATCCATTTTGTTACTCCTTCTATAATTGCTGCAAATATTTTTTTTATTAGACTCTTCAAAATATTAAATATCCATTTAGATAAGTGCCAAATAATATAAATAGAACCGCTTGTTAGTATATCAAATACTATCGATGGAAGAATGGCAAACGGAATTTTTAGAAAATCGAAAAAACCAGTCAAAAAAGAACCAGCATTAAGTATTTTTATTGTTATTGATTTCTTCGTCAATCCGAACCATTCCAATTTGTAATCTGCCGAGAATATTTCTACCGGTTCTTTTTTTGGCACATCTTTGTAATACATACTGTTATCCATATCATTCAAAAAATTTTATTAAGTTATCAATATATCCACCCCCCTGTTTGCTTGGGTTACTAATGTGTTCGTAAATAACTTGTTGACCTTTTTTTATACTGTCCTGATTCGCTGTCATCACCGCCATATCTTTTCTAAAAAGGTCTTGGTTCGTTTTCATTGTATCCTGATTCAGCTGCAATACTTCTTGAGACTTTTTTAAGCTATCAAGTTCTTTTCTTAACTCCTCGTGTGTAGCTTCGAATTGCTCTACTGAAACTCCAGCTTTAAAATATGAAGTATAAACAAAGTAACCAGCCGTAACGAGTAGTAAAACTCCTGCGATTATTTTCATAAAAATTTTATTATTAGATAATAAATTAACATCATTATTGACATCATTACATAAGCAAATACCTTGCGTTTCCTATCCATAATATCCTCCTCACTATTTTTTTTTCTTTCTTTTTCCATTTTATTTCGTTTATAAAAATGAGTATATCATTATTCCAACTCCAATTAGCACTACTCCTCCAGCCATCATTTTTTTTATTTTTTTACTCACATATTCATCCCAGTGTTCCTGACACAACATATTCACGCCGTTCCAGTATGCGGGACTCACGCCGCACTTGTCGCATTTTTTGTCTTTAGCCATATTTTTATCCTTTTATTATTTATTATTATTTGATTTAGTTTATTTTTTACTATTCTTTTATTGTCTATTATATTTTCTAATTCTGCTCTAAGTTTTTCTTCCTTTTTTTGTAAATGTAAAATAAGAGCATTGCTCATTATTTCAATTATTACTTCTCTTCCTATTTTTGGTATCCTATCCGGATATAAGAAATAACTTTTTAATACATGCTTCGTTTTTTTAGGAACAAGAAGCTTGTTAACCTCATTGTATAAAGGCTGACGCTCATTAATACCACGGTGCGAGGTTAACGAATTAAAAAAAGCAGGATCTAAAATTAAATTAGAATAATTATTTAACGCTTTTGGTTTTGCGTAATTTTTTTTATCTTTGTCCATTCGTTTGTATTTTTACGTATAAATATTATGCAAATATAAGAAATAATGTAAATAAGTTCCAAACTTTATTACAAATAATTTACAATAAAATGTTAATCTATAATCAATCTAAATAATAATGACTGTAATTGAGAACATTAAGGAAAAAATGGTTGAAAAGCGGTATAAAGCAAAACATCTCGCAATAGGGATAGGAATGACTGATAATGGAATTAGTAATTTATTTAAAAGAGGAGATATGAAATTATCAATATTAAAAAAAATTGCAGTCTTTCTTGAAACTCCAATTTCTTATTTTATTGAAACAGGAGACGATGCCACCTACAATCAGTATAAGAACAATAATATTATCATCCTATCAGAAAATGTAGGTTTAAAAGAAAAAATTAAAGATTATAAAAAAGAGGTAAGAGACTTAAAAGAAAAAATTAAACTACTTGAGGAGAATAATATTCTTAAAGAAGAACTTAAAAAATATAAACAACAGGATTATCCCAAAAATGGAACATCTTATAAATTAGTAAGTAATAAAATAAGTAAACCAGAAGAGCCATATATAAGTATGCTGGTTCATTAATTTCTTTATCTTAAAGTAATACTTTAATGTAAAAATATTGCTTAAAGTAATACTTTAATTATCTAAATTTTTTTACATAATAATTAAAGATTTCTCTTAATTTACTCAACGTTATCTTTAAAATAATTAAATTTTTTTTATGCTTGCAGGTATAGTATTAAAAATCAAGAAATTACAAGCGGCGAGAAGAATGTCTGTTAAAGATATTTCTTTAATATTAAAAGTAACTCCTCAGACTATTTACGATTATTATTCAGGGAAGTCTAATATTTCAATAAATAATTTAAGTAAGTTTGCTGATATTTTTGATGTTCCTATTGTATTTTTTTTTGAAGATATTGATTATGTTCGCAGTCATTCAGTTGTCAGAGTTGAGAATGAATCATTAAAAGAGCTGGTTAAAAATTATCAAAAAGAAATATATTATTTAAAGAAGATAAATAAATTATTAGAGTATAAAAACGGCACTTTATCTAATTTATCTGAGAAGGAAGAGATTAAAACTCATGTTTCTTCTTTTAAATTAAAAAAGAAGAAGCCTGAGTTTAGAAATGGCACTTTATCTAATTTAGAAAAGATTAAAGAAATACTAAAAAAAGGTTCTTCTTCTAATTTTACAAAAAAAAAAAATAAAATAAGCTCGTTTAGGCTTTCTTTTATTCAGCTTAAATTATTTTAATTGATAGTGGGTTGTATTTAAAACATTTATTTTTATTTGTTTTATAAGCTTTGTTTTGTGCTATAAAATTAATTCTAAAAACTTTATCGAAATCAATTTTATCATCCTTTCCTTTAATTTTGAAAAAAGCGGAAATAAAGACTTCTGTTTTTATTTCCACTTTAATAACAGCTATATCATCGATTCTTGGTGTCCAGAGGTTATCTTTTTTATATTTTTGTCTAAATTGTTTATCTGCAATTCTGTATAATTTTCTTTTACTTCTGGACTTTAAAATATTAGAAAAATCATTTATATTTCTAATAATTTTAGATTGTAGTTCTGCGTTTGGTTTTATGTTTCCTATAAATTCCATATTATTTTTATTTTAAAAATTAGAATATCTTAATAAAAGTTCTTCGTCTGTATTTCTTTCGTCTATTTCACGTTGTGAAATAACAGCTTTCATATATTTCAATTTATCAATTGTATCTACCATTGTTATCATACATTTTTGCATTTTTACGACTTCATTTGTTAGTTTTATCATTCCTTTTGTGTCCACTTGATTAACAACAGTATTATTATTAATATTATTATCAGCTTTGTTTGTTATTGTTTTTTTCATTCCTGAGAAATTAGCTTGTGCTGGTTGTCTTAGAAAGTTAGGTTTTTTACCTTCTTGTATTCTAGCTAGGTCGTCGGCAATTGGTCCTAGTTCTTTGTCTTCGACTATTTTATTAGATAATATAATTTCTTTACCTTTTTCGCCGACAATTGCTGTGTGTGGATGGTTTATTCTTCCTCCGTCTCCGTATTTTGGTATTGGTTCTGAAGCGATTGTAGCAAGGTTAAGTGCTCCTATTATTCCTGCGGCAGCCATCAGGTATGGGTTTGGAAATACTTGAACAATATTTGCAGCTGTATTAATTACAGTTTCGAAGAGTCTGGCATTTCTATCTCTTTTTGCTTGTTCGTGTGCAATTTTTCTTCTTTTTTTGTCGAGGTTCTTGTCGAGACCAGCAATTTGTTCGTTGTGAGATTTTTCTGATATAAGTCCGTTTTTGAGTTGTCTATCTAATAGCTCTTTTTTTCTATTTATATTTTCTTCGTACTCGTCCATCGCTTTATTTTCTTCTGCTTTTTTCAAATTATTGTACGCTGTAGTTATATTGCTAAGTTCCTGTGCGATGCGAATAACCTTGTCTATTTTTTTTTTAATCTCGGCTACCTCTTTGTCCGATAAATTAAAAAAGATATTTTTGTCTTTATATTTTTCGTCTATTGCATCAAGTTCTACTTTTAATCTTCTTTTTAGTTCGATAGTATCTGTTATATTTTCTTCGGCGAGTATAAGAAGCTTTTGATATTTTTCTTTTACAGAGTTTATTTCTTTTTCTTTTTCTGTTGATAAAAAATCTTTTATTTCTTTTTTAACTCTGTCTCTTTGTTCTTGTTGAAGCTTAGTTATTTCTTCTTCTAATTTTTTTTCAATCTTTTTATAGTCTGTTCCATATTTTTTAGCTAGCTCTATAAATTTTTCATATTTAGCTTTTAATGCTGTTATTTCTTTTTCATTGTTTGTTTCATCGTCTGTCGTCAAGAATTTATTAATTTTTTCTCTTATTTTGTTTTGTTCTTCGAGATGTTTAACATTAATATTATTTTGTTCTTCTTTAAACTGTTTGTTAAGTTGTGTTTTTTGTTTATAAAATTTAGAAAGCAAATTTGTTTCTTTTTTATTAAGACCTCTTTTAGTTTTTTGTTTAGCTTCTAAGTCTTCAATTGCATCTTTATTAACTTCCATCATTTCTTCATAATGAATTTTAGAAATTTCGAGTTCTTTTTCCCATTCTGTTTTTGCATCTAAACCAGCTTTTCGTCTAATTTGTTTAAGTTCATCTTGTAATTGTTTGTATTTAGCGAGCATTCCATTGTATAAATCATCGCTTGTGTTGTTTGTTGTTCCTGTTCTTTTTCCTGTTTTTGTTCCTGTTTCTGTTTTTGTTCCTGTTTCTGTTTTTGTTCCTGTTTCTGTTTCTGTTTCTGTTTCTCCGTATCCGGATCGTGCTTTTTGATCTTTTATTCCGTATTTTTTTCTAAGTTTATTATATGCTTTCAAATGTCTTACTACTTCTAATTGTCGCGCTCCGTGACTTCCTTTAAGATTTTTCATTATTGTAAGGTGTTTATTTCTTAACAACATAAGTTCTTCGCTAAAAGTTTTTGTTCGTTCTGTGTTTATTTTGTCGTTTGTTTCTTTTTCATATCCCCATCGTGCTTTTTGATCTTTTATTCCGTATTTTTTTCTAAGTTTATTATATGCTTTCAAATGTCTTACTACTTCTAATTGTCGCGCTCCATGATCTCCTTTAAGTTTTCTCATTGTTGTAAGGTGTATATTTCTTAACAACATAAGTTCTTCGCTAAAAGTTTTTGTTCGTTTTTTTTTGCTTTCTTTAAGATTTTCCGTTATTGTATTGTCTTTATTGCTTAACAAATTGATTTCATCGGTAGCCGCTGCTGTGTTTTTTTCTTCAATATATCCGCTGAACGCTGCATTCATTCTTTTTAATTCCTCATTTTTGTCCGCTTCAATTGATAGTATATCAGCGACATTCATCTCTAAACCCGCTTTACCTTTTCTCATAAAACCTTCATTGTCTTTTAGATATTTATCATAAAAATCGCCTATTGCTTTTTCTCCCTCTGGTGTAAAACTATACCCGTCTATTAATCCGGTGTTCATTTTTATTTTTTCTTTGTCTACTAATTTTAACAGTTCATTAAATTCATCCGCTACTACTCTTGTCAAAGAAGAGTTCTTTTTTGTAGCCATTTCTATGATATCAGATATTTCACTTGTTCTTTCTTTTATTGCTTCTTCTTTTATTTTATTCAGATTTTCATTTCTCATTTTGAGAGCAATATTTTTTGTCAATGCTTCATTTGCTAATTTTTGTGCATTTGTTATTTCACTTAGTGTTGACTTCTCGGTTAATAACTGTGGTAGGTATTTGCCGTATTGTTTATTTATTTTTTTAATTACTTCTGTTCTTGCTTCTGTTCCTATTGTTGCTTTTTTTAAACTATCAAAAAGATTATTCATTGCATTTTTTTGTATTGTAAGTTCTTCATTAAATTTTCTAACTGCTATGTTTGTAGCTTTTACTTTAGCCATAAAATTAGAATACAATATTTCTAAAACTGTAAATAATGAAATTAATAAACCAATTGGGTTTGCTCTCATACTCATATTTAGCATTTTTTGAGCCGCTGCGGCTCTTGTTGTATTGTTTGTTAGTTTTGCTTGTGCTAATGCTAATAATAAACTTGCTTTTTTTAGTCCTACCTGCAAAAAAATAGCTATTTTAGTCCATACAGTTTTTAATTTTATTGCAATTACATAAGATAAAATTGCTCCTGTAACTAATTTAATCACTAATATATTATCTTTAAAAAAATCAATTAACGATATAATTTTTTTCATAAATCCCGAGATATACGGAATAATTGCCTTAATAACTGGTGAAAGTTTTTGTCCGACTTCTATTGCAAATGCTGTTAGTTCGCCTTTTGCTTTTTTTATAATATTAGGTAATGTTTCCATTTGTTTTTGATAAGCTTTTTGCAAGCTACTGTTTTCTCCAATATCATTTGTAACATCGTTAAGAATATTTTTATAGTCTTCTAAATTATCACCTGTAAGTCCAAGTATTGCAACTTGTCCTTCAATTGAAGGTATAATTTTAGAAAGTATATCTGGACTTTTCTCAGCTACATCGTTTAATTTTTTAATTGTTTCAGTAAAGCCGACTGTTTTTAACTGACTTACACCCATCGGTATACCATATTCTTCGAAAAGTTTTATAGCTGATGAGCCAGGTGCTATTAAATTTCCTAGCGCCGCTTTTAAATATGTCATACTTTCTGATGTTGAAATACCGCCTTTTGTAAGTTTTGCGGCTGCTGATAATAATTCCTGATATTTTACTCCAACATTACTTGCAATTGGTGCTACTTTGCCTATTGATACAGCTAATTCTTCTACTGTTGTTTTTCCTTTTTTTTGAGCTGAAAAAAAAGCATCATTAATATTTCCAGCTTCTTCCATTCCTGTATTAAAAGCGTTCATTATGGTTGTGTTCCCGTCAACAGCAATACCGAGTTTTGTAACTCCTCCTAATGCTAGTTCATTCATTTTAGTAAGGTAGTCTATTGATTTTCCAGCCTCTACTCCAGCACTCACTGCATCAAAAAGTGCTTTGTTTGTGTCTTTTTGAGTATTGCCAAGTTTAAGAAGTTCTACGGAGTTTTTTTTAAGATAATCGCCATATTCTTCTATTTCGTTGTCGCTCATTAATGTTAATACATTTGTCAGTCCTTGTTCAGCTTCGCCTACTGACTTAGTAATAAACTTAAAAGCATTTCCTATGTTTTCTATTACAACAGGAAAAGCATCTGCAATAAGATTTCCTATTGTTACTTGTTTTATTTCATTCACTATTTTTTTCCAGCCTCGCGCAATTCCATCTTGCGAAGTTCTATGTTCGTTCATTAATTCTTTCAGCTTTCTTATCTTGCTCGTTTGCTGAATATATTCCTTGCTACCAATCGTCATATTTGCAAGTTCATTCCGAGCTTGCTTCATTGCATTCGATATACCTCTGTATGAATTAGTAACTTGTTTGTCATTAATCCAGATATTTATTTTTCTGTTCTGGTCAGCCATAAAAAAAAACGCTTAATTTGTATTAAATACAAATTAAGCGTCAATTTTTTTATTAAGAAAGGACTATGAAAAATAGCTCTCTTTGGCTAAAACGAAATTTTTTTTAAGATTTTTTATTTTATATGCATCTGTAGAATTGCGTATTAACTTAGCAATACTGTAGTATGGTTCTGCGTCTATTCTTGCATCAGCTATTAAAGCTTGTTCGCAAATAACTAATTTTCTATCAGCAATAGAAGAAAAATATTCTTGTTCAGCTAAATAATTTTTAAGAGTGTCTATTGCCTTTTGAATATCCGAAGAATTTATATCGTCTTCAGCTCCATCTTCTTTGATTTCGTTTTTTATTTTTTTTAATTCTGTAGTCAAAAAATAAATTTTATCGTTACCGCCTCTTCCATTATATAAATATTTATCTTCATTGCTAAATAACAAACCATCTTTTATTTTTATTTCATATTCTGCAACAATTTTAAAAGCTTGTGATCTTAGTGTTCTATTTGAAATTAAAACTTCTTTATATTTTTCGTCTATTTCAACTCTCGGAATTATTGCTATTAAATCATCATAATAATATATAAAAGCAAGCTTCTTCTGGACTTCTATATCTGATGGATCGATTGCATCTAAAAAATGATCCGTTTTTATTTTTAAGAAAGAACTATATTCATCTCCTAAACATTGTACTATTTTCTTATATCCAAATCTCCACTTCCATCCTCGTTCTTTCATTTCTTTTTTAAGTTCTTTGACTTTTGCTTTTACTCTTTTTTTCATTATCTTCATTTCTTTTATCTCTTTTTCTTTATCTAAACCTTTGAAAAAGTCATTCATATTATTATAATTTACAACTGTCAGTTCCATTATATCTATTTTTTGTTCCTACTCTATTTAAAATCAGATTTTCGGATGTTCTTATATCGCTTAATATCTTCTTTAAAATCAACAAAAAGAGCGTCCATTTTTTCCTCTATCATTTGTATATCTTTTCTCGTAAATTAAGGTTCTTTTTCATTTTATTTAAAATTTTAGATTAATAATTAGGTTGCAAAAATACGTTAAGTTTTATTAACGGCAAATTTATTTTCATATTTCGTATATGTTTTATAACATATTTGTAAAAACATTCATTTTGTAGGTATCAAAAAGAAAAAATCGTTTTCCTAATGATAGGAAAACGATTTGTAAATATTAGCTTTTATTATCTGTCTATTGTTTTGGATTAGAATTTTTATCTCCAACAAAAATAGTTTTTTCTTTGAATGCCGAAGAACGTACACTAGCATCGGCAAGATGTTTAACAACAATATCTGCAAGTTCTTGAACTCCGCTTTCCCATAGTTTTTTTGTCCATTCAACTTTTTTACGAGGATTTTTATTTTTGTTGTGCCCTCTTGAAGAGCCTACTTGAAGATAGTAACCGTGTGCAGCATAAGAAAAAATTACTCTTTCTGGAATGCCAAAATAAGTTTGTAAACGTGGTCTTATAGTGTTTTCGAGTTTTTTCCTATTGGCAGTTCGCAAGACTTTATGTTTGGTTTCATTTCTAATTACTCCAGCCATAGCTCGTACTTGTCTTCTCTGCCAATTCCTTATATCAGCTTTAAAACGTTTTGTATTTATATTACTTTTTTTTTCCATTATCGTAAAGTTGTAAGGCAATTTGTAAATGCAAACATATTAATTTCAAACTCAAATTTAATAGGAATATAATTTTTGTTAATTACTCTAACTTTTCTAATATCAGAGTCTACTGCAAATAATTTATGTATTTTATGAAAAATATCTGAATTAACATGTAGTTTCATTTTCACAATATCATGTTCTTGTAAATAATTGTAATATTTTTCAGAGTAATTAGCAAATAGACCGTCTTCACCGTTGAGACGTAAAGCGATGTTGCTAAGAGTATCTCCTTTTGTGTTATATCTTGTGGAAGATGCCAATGGATATATCCAGTTTTTCGAGTTCTCATGAAAACCATGATAAAACAATAATTTAAAATCAAAATCATTTTGTCCTGAGCCAAAAGCTTTGCTTGTTCCCTTTTTATTATATTCTGGATATGTCATTGTATATGCATATCCATAATTAAAATTCATTGGCAAAGTTTTTATAGTAATATCTATTTTTTGAGCTTCTTTGTCGTTTATATTAATATTCTCAAAATTATCTTTATAAGATTTCCATTTTAAAGTAGCGACTTCTTCGTCTTCTTCCTTTACTAGATTACATAAAATCCATTTATTCAAATTTTTTACATAAAATAAATCATTTGCAATTGCTGGATTTGGAATATCAACAGAATATCCAGAGCCAATATAATTTCCAATCAATTCGCTTCGGCTATCAATATCATCATCCTGATTCATAGTTTGAGAATAAGTGTTCGTATACAATTCTATCTCTTCGCTGTCATTTTCTAAGCAATCTGTTAAATCAATATTTTTATCGTTGTTTATAATATCTTTTAAAAATTGAAATTCAATTTGTTTGTTTTTTGTATCGTAAAAAACAGCCACTGATAATAATTTCGCTATATTATTTTAGGAAGATGATTTTTCAAATTAATATTTCCATCGAAAATATTAACATTGTTGTAAGCTATCGGATTAATAACAACATTTAGATTTTTATATACAATAGATAATTCAACTGTTAAGAAAAATGCTGTAAGATAAAATTTAAATGTTTTACCAATATTTGCTGTTTCTATATTTATAGAAAAATTGAAACTGTAATGATGCCAAAGTGGGTCTTTCGTAAAATATATATAAGAATATTCATATCGGTTTTGAGAAACATAATTGTTTATACCAAAAACAATATAAGCATGATTATCATACATATCAGGGACTTTTGCATCAAAAGTAACATTTATATTTAGTACAGCTTCTGCTTGAGCAGTATAAGTGCCTGTATTAAGATTAAAAACATTATCTTCATCAATTTCAGTATC